GTTTCATTTCCAAGATTAATATTTCCAGCTTTTGCTACTGCATTACTTCCAGTAGGTGCGCTTTCGTAACCAAAATTTTCACCTAATAGGCTTGGTGCTATTAATTCAGGATTTTGTTTTGCTTTAGCCTCAGCTTCTCTTTGCAATGTTACAGGGTCTGTATTGTCAAATGTATTAGTTCCTGTTCTTGGAAATTGATATGCGCCAGTATTCATTACAGTAGACAAATTATCGTTAATGTTACTTTGGTCTCTGTTAGAAAAATTTAATACTTGAGCTTCTTTTGGTGAATTATTCCTATCATAACCACCAATAGTTAATGATGGTGATTCACTTGTTTCTGTGTTTACTTGACCCATATTAGGATAAACATTGTCACCAACCAAAGGTGTCATTATACCATTACTTATTTGATTTGGTGTGTCTTTTGTCCATCCTGTAGCTTCATTCCAACTTGAGCCATCTGATGTAGGCGTTGTAACCTGTAATAAATTAGCTTGTGTTGGTTGCGCTTGGTATTGAGAACTTAAATCTACAGGTGCGCCCATAAGTCTTTTAGCTGCTAAACCAGGGTCAGATTGTACTTTGTTCCAATCCATACCTGTGTTATCAGTTAACCACTGTGTCCCCTGTTTCATAAAGTCTAGCAATGCCATATTATATTTCCCATTTGTTATCTTCTATTTTCTTACCATCTGCAATGCCTTGCAAATGAGCCATTATTTCGTTTACTGTTGTAATTCTCATGTAACATATTTCTCTTGCTACTTTATCATCTACGTCTGAATGTATTAACATATTTATATGTGTTTTTATTAGGTCATCCATTGCTTCTTTAAAGCTATCATCGTTAATGATGTTAGCTATGCCCTCTGGATTAATCATCAGAGTCTATTCCTGTCTTAACTACAATAGTAATTGGCTCATCACCACCACCAATCTCTTGCATAGCTTTACCATCTAATCTATCACCTAATTCTTTAATAGCAGAGATGTCTCCATCTTCAGCTTTAGCATAAAGTGCGTTAGCAACAGAATGTAGCTTTTTATAATCTTCTTGCACTGCTAGTTTACGCACAATTTTACCCCAAACTCTTTTGTCTTTAGTTGAGTTCTTGTTTCCTTTAGGTGCGCCTACTTTCTTTTTAACTTCTTCTGCCATAATATCCTCTTAAACGTAATAATCTTTATATGAATCACCATCTACTGTTGTTTCAAATGGTTTTGACCAATCTGTTCTTGCTCCATTACCTGCCGTGTCCATTCCTAATGCTAAATATCTAAAAGCATCTGCAGCGTGTGAACTCCAATCATGTAATGGCCTGTTTTGGAAAGAGCTAGTTTTTTCGTTAAAGACTCTACGATAGTTCTGTAAACATTCTACACCAGATCTTGTTTTATCTTTGTTAAACCAACAACTAGGCAAAATTCTTCTTACTGCCTGTATTCCATCTTCTACTGATGCCTTTGGTGCAACGTCAATTTCTAATCCAGCTTCTGTTAAAAATTGATACCTTGACTTTCCTGTCTGTAATTCTCTTACATTAACATCGTGTGGCATGATGTGAGTATAATCTCTATAACCTTTCTCATCTAACCAAGCAATGTAATGGTCTAGTGATTCACCAGATGCTTCGTAGAAATCCATTACTCTAACTTCACCACTAATTGTCTCTGCTACCCATATAGCAGTTGAATCAGACATTCCTAAATCCCATGCAGTTATTTTTTGTGTTGCTGCCTCTGTTGGAAGCTCTCTAATTCTATTCTTATCAATGAGGTCTTTAAGTAATTCACCATAATAAGCTCCTACAATAGGTGCTTCAAATGATATTTCAAACTCTTGCTCGTACTTATTTTCTCCCATTGCTTTTTTAGCATCTTTAAGTTCTTCTTCGTCTATCAGTTTTGTTTCTGATGCTTTAAACTCTTTTAGTGTCCAATTTTCATTGTCTTCTGTGTCAGCAAAGTCTCTTAATGTTTTAAAATGGTTACTGCCTTTTGGCGTACCAATAAACATTGCCCATCCTATCCTGTCCGAAAGAGCAGGTCGTATAACTTCTGTAAATAGGCCAGGGTTAACATCACCATACTCATCGATAACACAACCATCAAGATAAATACCACGAAGGGCATCAGGATTATCAGCACCATACAGTGAAATACGTCTACCCATAAAGTCGACTCGTAATTCTGAGACATTTGGTACTCCTCCCAGTGGTCTTGTGTATTCTTTAAGATAGTCCCACGCAATTCTTTTAGCTTGAGAGTATGTAGGTGCGATGTAAGCATATTGTGGTGCGTTCTTTTGACACTGTAGAGCTGAGTGAATTAATTGGTTAATTGCTGCAACTGTTTTACCCATTCTACGATGACAAACCGCCACTGTCCATCTGCTATTCTTTACTGCTTTGTGTATTTCTTTTTGTGGTGGTCTTGGCTCGTAGCCTGTGCTAACTTCCTGAACTTCCATTTAATCTCCTCATACGTTACCTTGTGATGCTTGTGCTAACTTATCTACTGCGTTAATCATATTCTTCATATCATCGTTAGAAGCAGTGTTACTATTCTTCTGTTCTTTGATAGCTAAGTCTTGTTCTCTTAATTGAATGTCAGCTTCTAGTTTAGCTCTTTCTGTTTCTATTTCTAGCATCTGTCTATCAGCATCTAATTGTTGTTGTTGAGCTTTTAGTTTTAACTCTTGTGCTTCTTTTTCTGTTTCAAATTGTAACTTCTGCGTTTCTAATTGTTGCTTGGCCATATCTGTTTGCATCTTCATTTGCGCTTTTTCACGTTCAGCTTGAGCAATTGCTTCTGCAGCCTTAACCTGTGGTGGTGTCTTATCTGCCTGTGCATCCATTTGCATGAGTTTAGCCATTTCTTCATTAGTCACCTCTTTGATAAATTGTTTGTCATCTTCCATACCTGATGCGTTAATAAATTTAGCGAGTGTGTCTCTGTACTGTTGAATTGTAACTAATGGATTATTGATTCCATACTGTTGTAGTATTTGTTCTTGCTTGGCTAATACCATTTGTAGCATACCAATCTTTTCGTTCTTTGTTCCTTTACCTAGTCCTACATTGACTGTGACTTTATATTTGTCATCCCATTCTCTAGGATTAATAACTAAAGGCTTCCCGGAGATATTCATGATTCTTTCTTCGTTTTGATATTTTAGAAGTAAGTGGAATATACCTTGTAGTAATTCTCTAACGCCTGTGTCTGCAAATGTTCTTGCGATAAGTTCTAGCTTACCTTGTGACTGAGCAGTCATAGTTGCTACTGCTGTTGCTGATACGTTTTGTAATACGTTAGCATCTAAGCCTTGTGATAAATCTGATACGCCAGTTCTTTTTGCTTGTAGTTGGTCTAAATACTCAAGCATAGGAAATGATTGTCCTGCTGATGATTGTACTTGCATAGGTACGATAGCGTTAGGGTTCTTCATACGAATAACACCACCTGCTGTACTGTTAAGTAAATCATCTAGGTTAACTTGCCCTTCCACTGCACCTACTCTACTGTTGTTCGTTAGGTAGAGGTTATCTAGCATTTGTCTGGTTATGCTTGTTTTTACAACTTGTAAGTCCATAGTATGGTCTGCCATACTTTGTCCGTAGAACTCGTTAGGCATTGGAAATGGGCATAAACTATAAAAAGGAATGTAATCTATTTCTTCATCTGAAAGAATGGTTTTAGATGCGTAGAATATTTTGTGTTTTATAGACTCACCTTTTTCGTTACCTATGTTTACATAACATTCATAACAGGCAACAACTTCTTGTGTTGGGTCAACTTGCTCTTCTGGCATTAAGTTTTTATTAAACTTATCATCCCAATTTAAACCTATATCTTCTTCGTCATCTGTCTTTAATTCGTCAACAATGCTTTTCTTGTAACCCATGTCAACTAAGTCTGCTCTTGTCAGCAATATTCTTTGTGCTACAAATGAAGACTCTGCAATACTTTCTGCATCTTTATTTATGATGAAGTGATCTGGATTTATGTTCTCAATCTTAACTCTACTACAGTTTTCTGTTTTTTGTAGTATGACATCAAATGTAGATGGTGGAGTTTGTAGTAATGGCTCACCTGTCATTGGGTCTTGTCCTACCGGGACAGGCTCTTGCACATTCTCTTGTTGTTCTATGACTTCTAAAGACTTATCGTTAAGAATCATTGTGAGTTCATCTGCTGATAAACCAGTGTAAGTTTCTTTTGTCTTATTGACTTCTTCGTTGTAGAAACACTTTATAACACCTAAGCCTTTTAGCAATGCGTTAAAGAAAGCATCTCGTAATATGTCAGCTCCGTTATTATCGTTAAAGAGAATATACCTGGTTACATCTGTGATGATTTTACTTTGCTCTGCGCTGCCATTTGCTGTTGGCCTAAACTCACACATATTTAAACCTAAGAAAGGTTTAACTAACTCACCTAACGAACCCATGACTGCTTCTTGTACAGC